CAAGATCATCAATCACATCAGCAAGAGTACGTGATTGAATAAGACCAGATGTCTCTGTTAGAATTGTTGTTGCTGAACTACCCTTATCAGAAATGCTGCACTGTATAGGCAGGAAAGTGTCTACGCCCGTAGCAACAGTCGTATATTTATATGATACTGTATGATACAGTTTAGCTGCTGACGCTCCCATGTATACCATACTATAAGGAGCATCTGTAAGTATGGCACTTTGATACTGATCGGCGTATAGCTTTATATTAGCTGCCGTGTCATAAATATGAGTTATGTGAACATTAGTAGCCATAGAGTCTCCTCAAGTATGCTTGTCGATTTTATCATTGTCATTGCCATAGACAGTAGTAGTATCCTGCCAATCATTCGCAGAACCATATGCAGACATACCATCTACTATTTGAGTTGATGGAACACCAACCATCTCAAGAAGTCGAACGGTAACTATACCGCGCAAGTCAAGATTGTATCCAACAATTAGGTATACTTTCCCAGGGTATATACCAGCAATATTGCAGTTAACCCATTGGCCGACCGACAATCCATGCATTGAAGGGATGAGTTTAACCGTGAGTGTTCTGAGCGGTGTCGTATTATATTCTGCAATTAGATTGCCTACAGCATTAGCCGAAAAAGCATTTCTCACAAACGGAAGAGATACTGTCGCTTTCCGATCCTCGTCCAATATCGCGTGAGCGATATTTAGTTTGCTTGCTACATTTGATATCTCACTCGATTGCATAGTTGCCGAGTAATATTCGCCAGCTGCATTATAAGCATAGCTGACTGTCAAATCTGTTATCAATCGATCGATCGTTGTCCATTCTTCTTCAATAGCGGATATGTTATTCTCAAGTATAATATGAGCGTCAGTTATAGTTGTCAGTACGCTTGTGTCGCTTGGCATAGTTAGATCATGAATAGTAAGATAACCATCAGTTAACTCGGAGAGTATCAATCCACCCTGCTCACAAATGCTTTGTGCGATGTCTCCAAACGACACTATATCGTTTGCAAGATTAACTGACTGCATCCAATTTGCTCTATCGACAGTCTGATCGCTTACGTTTGTAAATGATAACTCTTTGTCAAGAATGTCAATCAATATTCCCTGCGGTGTGTTGATAGCCCCCCGACCTGTGCCTTGCACATATATTTTGCTTTCTAATGGGTTGATTTCCATTTCAAGCAAAAGGCCGGGATTGGCAACCTGTAATGTAGCTATTCTAACACCAGCAATCTCCGGAGTGGCAAGCTGCTCCCACCGTAGAACCAAATTTTGAGATAGGAAGCTCGCTATGTCTCCAAGTGGACAATCTCTGTAATATTCACCAGGATTAATTCCTATGACAGTATAACTGTCTCTGAGATTATCAATCTTGTTAGCCAGACTGTAGGTTTTTTCTCCAGTTTCAGAGTATGCGTCTATTGGATAAGTAAGCAAGTATAGAGAATTATGTTCATTAGTTACGTCATGTAAATGATATTCTTCGAATGCAATTAAAGGAAATGCAATATTGCTACTTTTAGAATACTTAACTATATACTCAGACAAATCTACACCCCAAGCAGCTATTGGAGCAGAGCCTACTGGATCAATTGGCCAAGTTACCCTTCGGCCTACCCCGCCAGTAAACTGAATATACATCCCTACTGTCGATGTCCTTGGTAGCAATATATATGTCTCAACAACCTTTGATCCAGATTGAAACACAGACAACGACGACTTTACTTGCTTTGCGGCAGCAGTACTAACCCTATAAAATCCCTGCAAGTAAGCATTTACTACATTGCCTTTAACACCAAGTTTAGGAAACGACAAGTCTAAATAGAAAATAGATGAGAGCGTTTCCAATATGCTAAACTGCACTGGATCGCCCATGACTCCAGTTCTATTCATTTTCGTAAGATCGTCTATATCCCCAGCGACTGGAATATTAGTAGCTGGCGCGCTATCGACTAAAGTTTTAAAGTTGCTAACTCCAGAACACCAAACAGTGTGATTAAATTTCCAAGTAGACTTAAAGCAACCATTATTGACATATACAGGAGTGCTTGCTAAATGCGCTGCTTCTATAGAATCTTTAAAACCTCTCATGCAAGACAAGCCAGTATAAGCATATAACAAATCTGGAGCAGACACGCTGGTTTCGTACACTAAGAAATATTCGGAATCTATACTAAGTATTGTTTCTGAAGTGTCAGATCCTTCTATCATTGGAGAATCAACAGAGATAATTCCGCGTTCTTGCCTAACAATTACAGGATCAATAATTTCACTAACCCACGTAGGGGTTATTGTGTCAGGTCCGGGACCAAGATACTTATTCCAAGTCGTTAACTCTGGTCGGATATTTGGACAAGTGAATGTATGATATCCATCTATAACTCCGTGATACTCCATAATAATGCCAGAGCCGGAGTTATCGCTATAAAACGATACAGTGTTCCACAGTACTCCGTCTGTGCCAGCAACGAGCGTTGACAAATCTTCTGAACATTCGATTGCTATTATTGGTGGATCGTACACGTTTAATGCTACAACTCCGGGAGTGTCATTAACTGCATCTCGAAGAGTAAGCCCATTATCAACTACTATATCGATTTTTTTGTTGTCAGTGATTTTAAGATTGTCAATGTTTCCATTATTATAATTAATTTTTGTTTTCGTATCTACATCAAAGATACATATATTATCTATCGACGTCATTGGCTGACTGTCAATTATAATTGCTGGATTGTTCTTAACATTGTTGTCAAGTATCACTTCGACCATTGCATTCTCATCAGTAAAATCACCATATACTATAGGTATGATTTTACTTTTATATACATCAGATTCATAATTAGAGAGTGTACCGACCTCTTTTTCACGCAATATTGCAAGTAACCCACTGCAAACCAACTCAATTGATTGCCGCCCTGGGTTTACTTTGCGTATCTTACCAGTAAACTTGTCATTCACTCCAGAGTAGCCTAAATCACGAATAGAGCTATTTACTAAATCTAAAGTGACTTTGACAGTTCTACCTAACAGTTTGAGTGGATCGATTCCAGTTTTCTCAAGAGTGAAAGAAAAATCACCACTTGTGGCAACTCCGCCAACACCATTCAGACTGACACCACCTTTTATTTCGCTTGATGATCCGCTGAAGATATCAACAGACCTGTCAATATCCGATACATCAAGAAGCTTACTGCTTATAAGAGTATATTCAGTTAGACTGCTTGCTACCTGATTGGAGAAGCAAAACCCTAAATGCCCACTACCTAGTAAGGTAGAAAAGGGGGATGCTGTCTCCCAAGCATCCCCTGAATTTGGGAGTATAAAAATAGCGTAATACATTAGAATGAATACTCCATTGTTAAATTATACATCCCAGGCGCTACATACTCAAGTAGTCCTTCGGTGTCATTCTTAAGATAACGACATCCTGTTACTTGAGTATTTTTACCGGCACCAAGATTGACATTAGTTATTGCACCAATTGTGAAAGTATATAACTGAAGCTTAAGTACGCTTTGTATCCATGTCCTGAAAGCGTCGCCATCAGCATAAGAAAGTCGTTTGACTACGAGCGTCATGTAACCTTTGACAAGACCGCTGTCGAGTACATAGTCGGTGCCGTCAGAACATTCCAGCCTGATCTGATTTGGTCGCCTATGAAAGAAATCGCTCCCGTAGACAATACTTCCAACGATTGTTATTGCTGCTCCAGTCGAAGGAGTAAATGTTATACTGCTCATCTTGACAACTCCATTTTTAAGACTGGAATTAGTTCTCGTACAAACTGTTTACTTCCATAAACTGTACCAATATTTACATTAACTGTCCTACTGCTTGTAGTACTATGTCTGTCAAGCATTTGCTGAACACGTTCATTACCACCAAGCCGAGACAATTCATTGACTGATAATACTCGCTCGCCTCTTGAGACACGTGCCCATTCAGAATCAGAAGTAGCATTTCCATTTCCGCCGATGACGCCCTTTGAGCCTTCACGATAGTTCTTAGCCGTCAATTGCATTACAAGAGGTACACCCATTGCAACACCAGCCGCTACATAAGCAGCAGAACCCCAAGGACCAAGTTTTGCACCAGAGGACATTAAATTGATTAACCCAGTAAGATAGGTTGCCACGGCATCGACTTTTTGTCTTGCCAATTCATTCTTTGCGATTTCTTTCTTCTGAGCTTCCATTTTCTTTTCGAGAGCCATTTTACTCTGAGCATACTTTTGTTCTACCATAGTACGCTTGAAAGTATTATCCCCAGCTGCTGCAATATCCTTGTCATACTTTGCATCCATAGCAATCCGCTCGCGTTCTAAGTTCGCCATGATTGCTTCATGCCGCCGACTGTCAATAGCGATTATTGCATCGGCTGTCATACCAGCATTGTTGACCATAGTATCTGCAAACATGAATTTTTCTTGACGCTCTTTTTCGGCAAACTCCACGTCCATGTCGTGCATAGCTTCATTCCACTTACGCTCTGTCTCAAGGTTTTCTTCATTTAGCTTTTTCTGTTTTTCCCACGAAGCGTCAGCAAGATAACTTGTTTCGCTCTCCGTTAAATTGCTTCTATTTGCAGCTGTCCTGCCTCTGCGAGATTGGAAAATGCTTGCCATGTCAGCTCGTAATTTAGCTGCTCGGTCTGATTCTTCGTCCTCCAACCCTGATAAAGTATCGCTTGTTGCTCCACCTTTAGTGGTTATTCTCTCTGCTGGAGTCCAGCCGACTGGAGTCTTAGGTCCAACAAATTTCTGTCGAGCAATCTCTAAATCTACTGAATTAGCGTAAGCCAGCTCTGGCTGATAGCCATATTCAGATGTCATCTCACCGCTAATTTTCAGATGTCTGTTTTTAGCTTCTTGATAAAAATAACTACCTACTGGAGCATTAGCCATATCTTTTCGTGACTGACTAAGTTCCATCAGTTGTTTGATATACCTTGGAGTACCTTTAGCACTCTGTAAATTCTGATACTTGGCCTCGTCTATTTTCTTCTCACGTCGTTCTCTATAATCCATGAGAGCATTTAATCCAGCCATAGCAAGAACCGCTGCACCAATTGGACCGAGCCACGAAGTGATAGCAACTTCTACAGCTGTAGCAGCAGTCGCTAAACCAGATACGGACAGCTGTATACCAGCCATTGCTGCCGGTATTTTTGCAAGCTTGCCAGATACCCACATTCCTGTAAACGCAATAGCTAGAGAATTGAAGTTCTCGACGAGAAATTTTAACCCACCAGAGGACAATTCAAGCAATATACCACCAAGAAATTTTAATTCTTTACCAAGATCGGAAATTTTATCTTTATTGTCTAAAACATATCCAGCTAATTTAATGAGTTCTTCTTTAATTGCTTTAAACGCATCTCCTTTTTTAAGCCCAAGAGCTTCGCCGAATGACAGGCCAAGATTAGTTACTGCATTTAGCATCTGCTGCCAAGCAGGTAAATTCTCATCTCTAATAACACGTGCATGTTCGGCTGCATCATAGCTTGCTTGTTTAATTTTCTCTCGCAGCTCTTCAAGTGATTTAGCACCCTGTTGCAATCCTAAAGCACCTGGAGTGGCCCACATACCAAATAATTTAACAATCTTATCTGCACCAGCACCTTTTTTACTCAAAAGATCAAACAAACCAATTAAGTCATTTGTAGCTAATCCATTGGCTTGCATCACCTTCTGAACGTCACTTCCCGGCTTAACCATAGCTAACAATATATTTTTCATTGTCGTACCAGCTCGCGACCCCATGACAGCTTTTTGACTGAGGTAGGCGACAGCTGCTGATACATCATCAAATGAAACTTTAGCCGAAACGGCAGCAGCTCCAGAATATTGGAGAGCCTCGATATAACCCTTCAGATCGAGTGCCGTCAAATTAAGAGCCTGACCGATCTTATTGGTAGCAGTAACTGTCTCATTTGATTTAACATCAAAAATTGTAAATATTTGACCCAAGCCTTCAGCGGTCAAAGTCAAATCTTCACCTGCTATAGTCGCCAAATTCATGGCCTGCGGAAGGATGCTACCGAGAGTCTCAGCAGTATTTATGCCCATTCGAGAAAGCACAACACCAGCAGCAGAAATCTGTGTGTGTGTATATTCCGTGCTTAAAGCCAGTTTTTTCATTTGCTCGTTTACCTGCCCAAGACCTTTACCTGTCACACCACCCACCTGTTCGATCTTTCGCAGGTTTAATTGATAGGTATCCATTTCCTTACTGAGAGCGCCAAGACCACCTAATACTTGACTGGCTGCTGAATAGAAAGCCATGCCGCCAAACATGGCCATCATAGAATTGCCAGTCTTTTTAGACTGACTCTCTAACTGCTTGGCTTTAGCTCCTATTCTGTCAAGTACGGCGCTACCCTGGTCATTAGCTAATATTTTTATTAAAATAGGCATTACTTAGTCCTCGCTTTTATCCTTCTCTGAATATCTTCATTCCTTCGATATAAAAAATATGACATGCAATTCCAGAAATCTTTATGGGTTACTTGCAATATTGCTTCATTGAACTGCATATAAACATTTAAACTGCTAAGTGTTAGGAATCCAGATTCGGACACTTCAGAGATAGAAACTACTAATTCAAAAACCTCCCACAGTTGCGGGAGGCTTGTTTGCATTAGTAAACGGAAGTCAATATCCCGGTCGTCGTCTAAGACGAGGATGCATTTTCCGTTGCAGGCAGACTGGCAGGAGGCGCATTTTCCGGGTGTCCATCCGTAGTCAATAATGCCATCACACCAGTCAACCAGTTTTTTCCTTTCGGTCCCATGTACGCCGCTGCAATTTTATAGATATACTCGGGCATAGTTTTGATTATATCATAAATGTGCTTGCGAGTAGAATCGTTCATTTCAATTTCCCGATTAGTGACGCTATCTATTACGCCTTCTGTCGAGACTATACTCTTCTGTATAATTCGAAGTATAAACTTTATAGGATTCTCATCCTCTTCAATTGGAGTATCTTCGCTATACGGGAATTTAAAAGTAACTGAGAAGCTAATCTCAGGATCATCTTTGTCTTGGTATGGTACAGTACATATCTTTTCAGGGTGTATTTTTATCACATGTTACTCCGCGTTAAACATACTATTACTACTATTTGCATTTCTTACTCGACAGACAACTGGTCCACCTTGAAGAAGAGTATTACCATATAGTCTGAGAGGGAAAGCATTGCTTGCATTGCCAAATTCAAATTTAAGCGGCTCACTCTCTACAGCAGAACTGTCTGGTCCAGCATTGGTAACCTTCATTTCATTAAATAACAATTCAAATCCATAATAACCCCTATACGCCTCCAATACTCCGCAGACTGAGGTCCAAGCGTCCCTATAACCGGCATATGTCGTTGCTGCATATCTTGATAATTTAGCTTCGAGACTATTCTTGTATTTACCTTCCATGCGCGGTTCAGCAATATACAATCCGCTTTCAGTGTCTTGAATACTGTCAAGCGGAATCTCAAGTCCGTAACTGACGTCAGATACACCAAGATTAACAAGAGCTGATTCAGTTGTACCAATTTTAAATCTGAGTTGATGATGTATCATCTCAAGAGTATTCGATACAAAGTCAGAAGGCAGCGTCCAGCCAGATGAACTGTAGTCACCGCGTAATTCACTATGTGCCACATAGTCTACACCAATATTTGCTATTTGACCAGCCGCAGATTTAAGATCAAATTTCTTACACATTGCATTCGGATACAACAAGTCTGTGACACTTGTTGATATTCCTATACTCATGCATCGATTTTTTCTCATGCCGGAAGAGTAACCAGTGATTTGCTCCGCCGTCGGAAATGCAATAAGATGTCTTGTATTGGCATCAAGTTCAAACAGATGTTCGTACATTGCAGACGATCGCGCAGAAAATGTAAGAGTACTGTCTCCTGTGCCGGAATCCTTCGTCAGATTGCCTGTCGCAAGCGTTGGAACAGAGGTCGCAGTCAAGAAAACATAATATGTATTACTGCGCTGAACTTCTTTCCTCAAGAAAGTGAATGATCTGCTATCGGTATCGTGATAGACTGCTCCGCCAACAGGTTCCGTACTTGGCGCAGAAAGAGTAAACAGACAAACCTTTTTCACAGAGTTTTCAAAACCAAATATCCAGTACAATATTGCGTCTAACCCACTGTACCACATATTCATAGATAAAGATTTCTCTACCATTAGGCCAGTTTGTACTGGAGTATCAGAGAAACCCGCTGGTCCAATCGAATTATCCTCAACTGTTGAAGGAGTCATGCCCTTCTCAAGAGAAGTATATGGCAACAAATCTCCAGTTGCAGGAGTGAGTATGCTGGCTGCTGCTCCCCAACCTGCGTCAGTGTCGTCTGCATACTCTAACTTCACAGCGCATTTTTCTAAAATCTTAGGCATGAAATCTCCTTAACTATTGATAATGTAAAATCTAATTGGAGAAGTATCTGGCATATAAGTATTTATGTACGATGTACTTACACCATTTCTACCAATCATACATTCTACATTCACTGTTGTGAGGTCTCCAGATTCAAGAGCAGCTTTAATTACAAAATTAGGCACTTTAATCAAAACTGTACTTGTCGCAGATTTGTATAGATACATAACTAATTGCAATTGAGTGTTAGCGTCTTGCCAAGTCTGGTACTGCTCTAAGTTATATCTTGGAATCTTAAAGGATAATTTAACTCCCGGCTGTACCATACCCCATATAGGTATAAGACTACCTAAAGCATCGGGAGTACTTACATCATTTTCATTTGCATAAGATTCATCAAAACCAGAAACAATCTCAAGATCAAAGGATTCAATTTTTATATTATCTCCAGAGTCCAATGCATTGGCTTGATCTCCGATTCGAAAATACCCGTTGGCTCCACCCATCTCATGAAACGATATTGGAGAACCTGCTGACACTGTAGGCGTTGGAAAACTACCAACAGTAGTTCTATTTTGAGCAGCTACAGAAAAAATATCCACATCTACTTTTACTAACCCACCCTTGCTACCAGATAACTTTAAAGATTTGACATAGCAAGAAGTATACTGAATGCAATTTACTGAATTCAATTCTGCTATAGATAGCTTATTACTGTGCGAGGTAAAATCAAATACGTTATCAACCCCAGTGCTGAGACTCGCATTCAATAAGACAGGAATTGTCATCGGATCGAGATTCAAGCTATAGCTACCGCCGACATGTCGTGGCCCCTGCTGAGGAGTATTATTAAAACCGACGCCGATAATGCCATCATCTTCAATATTATCGAACCCTTGATTAAATATTCCATCACTAAATGCCATTTGATTCATAACCGTAGCAGCGTATGTTGTACTTGGTTGAATCTGCATCGCTAATTGTCGAAGTATTTTACTACCCATTTGTATCCTCTTTCTGAAAAACTGCTGTAACATGACCTGCGAATGTACTTATATTTGGAATCAATTCGCAAGATACTACTAATGCTGGAGTACCACGAAACATTAAAAAATTTGGTGCGAGAAGTGGATCACTCTGACTATCGTCAAGAATTCCCATGACGATAGCCATAGACTCTTCTGCAAAAGTCCAAATATTTTCAAAGTCTGCCTTGGTCCACATCGACTCACTATTGTTTTGAAGTTCAGTTCTTTTAAGATACCCAATAAAAGAAAAATCAAATTCCCACTCTATATCCCTCTGACTGGCATACCCATCGCCTTTAGCAGCTCCAACGAAAAACTCCATACGAGGAAATGCTTCAGCTGGTAAGGAAGCTATATCTACATTATCACAATATAGAATATTGTCTGAATTTGTCACATAAGATGATTCTGCCAGTATTTTTGTTTCGACGGCAGAAATGAATGGAGAAAATGTACTCATAGGTATTTAATAACTCCTAACATTTGCAAATTGTTCAACTTAGCCTGTATAATGGATTCAGTTGAAAACTTATTTGCATGAGCCGCTGGTTCAAGAAATGGGCGACGCGCACCACGAATACCAGTCTCCCAGCGAAATCGAAAAAGTAGTTGTTTCATGTCTGGCCTTGCAGATCGCTTACTTACTGATCCATTTTGCCAGGGCCAATACTTAGCTGCCGTTCTCAAGTATGCCGATAGTGTGCCAGTATATTCTTCAGAGATTGATGTGCCTTTAGTCGTCAATCGCACACTGCCTTGTATGGCATCTCCATTCATAGTTGTCGATCGTTTAGTTGGAACTGACCATTTATTTGTATCTTTAAGCATTTTAATCAATGCGCCAGTTCTGTCTGTTAGTTTCCCCGGTGTGCTCGGCTGGTCACGATACATTCTTCGAAAGTTAGTTCGATTGCCTGGAAATTTACTTGGAACGATGAAACCTACAGAATCTTTTCTTACCAAGTCAAGGTAGTCTGACATGTAGGTAAGCATGTACCTACGATAATTTCTAATAACGGCCTTTGTGTTCGCCGTTAAAGTATTCTCGATCTGTACGTACATTTTCATGGGTTACCTACAATATTGTTAGAGATAAAAGGGTGTATGCTGAGTAGCACACACCCTTATTTTATTTGCTGGCGTTAGATATTAGTTTTCGCGTCCACGGTTGTTTTCATGTTGCTCAGAAGGAAACCGTAATCGGTGTTAATCGTTATGCCGCGATATTCGGCAGCGCGGATGATATGTGCTTTCTTATTCTGTTCCGGATAATCCTCGATCAAATAGTTTTTCGCATACTTGACATACTCGGGCTGGCGGCCAAGACCGCGTTCCTTCCAAGTATTTCCGCCGGGAGAGAGAATAGCAAGCATAGCATATTCATTCGACCAGAGATTACCGAGAGCCGGAGCAGCATTTCCCGGCTTAGTTGACTCAAAGAGACTGTTCACGACAACGATATCTTTGATGCCAAAATAAGTTGTCAACAGTGATTTCTTCCGTTCAAGATTCATCGTCAGGATCGATTCGGTATACACCATTGAATTCGCAATTTCGTTCGTGCGAATGGCATAATTAATAAGATCCTCAGTCAGAATCAAGGAAAACTGTTTCTTTGACAAACCGCATTTGCCGCGGCAAGCCTGCCAAGCGAATTCAATATCCGCATACGGCACAGCATTGGTTGGAGAATCCCATTGATACGTAATAGCCAGAGTATTCGTTGCTCCAGCAAACGTCGTCGGATTGTAGACAGCATTAGCAACGCGCGATTCACGCGCCAAGAGCAATCCTTGAACGGCAAAACGAGCAGCGATTTCCTCTTCATCAACCCACTCTGAATTGACCATCGCTTCAACCAAATCAATAGGCTCCTCAAAGCCGTATTCCTTCGTCGTAAATGTAGCCGTGTCATATTCCCACTGTTCCCGGCTATACGTACCGTTAGGCCCACGTGACGTGTTCGGTACACGAAGTCCAGCTTCTCTTGGAAGAGTCGGATAGCTTCCAGACGTTACCATGACAGGTTTAACCGGAAGAATCTTGTCAGCCGAAAGACCAATGTCCTCTGACCAGTTAATTTCTTCCATCATATCTTTCAGATCAGTTCTAAGTGCAGTTGTTCCAGCAGCAAGTTGTCCACCAGACATATGTTTTACTCTTTTCTACCGCGAAGCGGTGTTAGGCCAGTTGTTTGAAGATTGCATAATTCAATACCGTTGTGTCGCTACCACCAGGAGCGGTAATCGTAATCGTCAACGTGTTCGTAGTCAAAACCGCTTTAATCGTCCCAGGCACCGTGCCAGATGCACTGACACAGGTAACAAGCGCAATATTGGCAGTCGTGATGCGTTCATCAACGATTACAAGAGTCGTGCCGCTTGCGCTGACAGTACCCTGACCGCAAAGCATAGGCGCCCAGTTAATATTTGCAGGAAGCTGTTCACTGGCAACCTTTGCGCGAGTTTTAGTGTTATAGACTTCAATCTCTTCACCAGCAACGCCAGTTTCATTTGCATAACCCACCAGTTTGGCAAGTACCCAGGTGTTTGTAGCAGAGCAAACGTAGTAGCGAGCCTCATCAGTGACATAGACAAGCATGCCAGCAGTAGCAGTCGTTCTGGTATATACACTTGCGCCCTTTTCGACGATTTCACCAGCCACGCACTGACTCGGAGATGTCCAAGCAGTAACATTTGCAGGAGCAATATACTTGTCTCCATTGCTGCCAGCAGGCTGAGTGTACGGTTGTGTCCGACTGATAACCGTATATGACAGAGTACCGACAACCTGACCATCAGCGCCACAGAACACCGGATCGCCCTTAGTAACAACCGCAGTCTGAAGTTTGAGTCTCATGGTCGAATACAGATTGTCAATTGCATAGATCGCAGCACCTTGGCCGAGAGTAGCACGCGCTTCGAGCCAGCCATCAGGGGCTGAACCGTAAGTAGCATAGGCTACAGCGCCTGTAGATTTAGTAAGGTTAACAAGCCGATTCCTCTCAAGAGTTCCGGCAGCCGTTGCGTAAAATTTTTCCTTTTGGATTCCCATGATTAGTTCCTCTTTCCTTTGTAATCTGTCAATATTGGGTTAACAAATAAGTGAGTGTATTCTCGTCGCGCTTGCCGAACAGCCCCAGCTCGATTAAGCGAAGGATTAGCTGCTAAGACAGCTTCGATAGCCTTAGCTTGTGTGTCGATCGTCTGAGCATCGGCTGCGCTACCACTACCTGCCGCAGCAGGGGCAGACGCAACAAATGACTCTAATGATTTGCTTGCCGAAGTAATAGCAAGAATTGCTTCCTGCTCGGACTTTCCTTCTGCAATAAGCGCCTGAGCAAGTACACCCTGTTTACCGTTAATGCCAGCCATTAGAATAGTTTTTTCACTATTCAGAACAGCCAACTGAGTTTCTAACTCATTGATCTTAGACATGTGGGTTACCTGCAATGTTGCAGTCAGATCAGTCGATACATGCGCAACGATTTCCTCAAACAGTTTCGGATTATCTCGTTTCACATCTTCCATAGTTGCGTTTCTAATCAATTTAGGAAACATAAGTTTTAGCTCCTTAATATCTCGTCTAATGTTGCGACTCCATCAATCATAGGAGTCCCTATTAATTGACCTGCATTAAATACTTGTCCTTCCGCGTGAGCGGATAAATCAGCACCCCTAAATTTAGATACAGAGTCTAAAAAGATTCCATATAAATAGTCAGCACTTTTTTGCATCCTGCCATGAGCCTCGGGTGAAAGCGATTCATGCGGATTGCCATCTACTTTGTGTTTACCTGCATATATATAAGTATATTTCAGACCCACAGAAGAGTCTGCCATAGATTGGTCTATATGTTGCATTACAACGCCTATAGAGCCTATTGAGTTAATTGCACTTGAAGAATATATTTCATGTGCAGCAGAGCCGATATAGTAAGCAGCTGAACACATCTGGCCGCTTACAAATGAAGTAATACGTTTACTGTCTCTGGCAGAAAATACAATGTCTGCAAGTTCAGGAGTGCCAATTGCCGATCCACCGGGAGAGTCCCAGTTTAAAATTACATGGTCAACAGCATCATTACTGAATACGCTTTGCATCAGTTTACCAATTGTATCCATGCCGACCATTCCGCACATCGCATCAAGATAACCTGCTTTTCGTACCAGAGTGCCTGTCATAGAAATGACTGCTTTACTACCAATAATTTCTAATGGGTTACCCTCAATATTGTTATCAGGAATAGCATCGAATTTAACCTTATCGAGAAATTTACTGTTGAATACATTTTCATATGTCTTAAGTATACTCGGCAAGACGAACCAAGCATCATCAGACAAACTGTTTAATAGGTAGCTACCAGTTACCATCTTCTTTCCTATTCTCCACAGCAGTTTCTGAGCTGGGATCAAATTTGTCTGGCTTACCGTCGGCGCCTAAAATTGGGAACTGTATTCCCATAGATTCTTCAAGCTCCATTTTACGCTTAAGCACTGCTGCTTCGCGTTCTACATCAACAAGAGCTTCGGCTAAACGCTCTTCATCGATTGCTTCTTGGTCAACAGATTGCTCGTCACTTATTCTTTCGCGAGAGGTGACGCCTGCTTCAAGAGCTATCTTATTTCCGCGAGCTTCCTTCTCTGCATCAAGCATACCAACTGCTGGCCAACGAACCTTAACCGTCAAATCATCTATTTCTCCGCGAATATAACCTCTCAACAGAGCTTCTGTCAAAACTGTTTTGCAGTCTTGATTGATGTCCCGAGTGATATCTCTACGCCAACGAGCGACCATCCTATTCGTATCTAAGTTAGCACCCTTCCAAGAAGAGTAATTCACCTCGCTGGTATCAAGAAACGACACGACATAAGGCAACCGCAGTGGCATAGACAGCAGATTACATGTGCGAACGATAAATGCGTCTACATTATCTCCCGGCGTATTCGGTGAAGCAAACTGTACTTCTTCGCCAGCTTGCAGGTAGCCGATCATTCCAGGTTGCAGCTTACTGTACCTACGGTTACTTGTGGAATCTGTCTGCGCGTTTCCTTCAGCATCGGTCGTCAATAGTTTTGCGCTTGCCATTGGAGACTTACTAACAATAAAAGTAGCAAAGCAAGCAGCTACTCGCATTTTAATGACAAGCGCATCGTAGTAATCATCAAACTGTTTCAGTTTGCTAATTATGGGCGTCACTGCTGGAACCTGTCTACTCGACGATGGTCGATTTGCTAATGGCGCCTTAAACAGATAGGTCACAAGTCTATTCCGTATCTTCGCAGGGTAGTATTTGTAGTTATTTACCGAGTCACTTGCGTATAGAGATAACTTGTCGTAGTTTTTAACCCAGTAACCTTCGATTCTGCCAAAGGCATCATATTGAACCCCGTGACGAATATTCTGATTAGTGTAATAATCACTTGGGGTCTGAACTCGATAGGCTTCTATATACTCGACGACTGTCTGGATACTGTCTCGTTTGTCGTCGATCGGATGGTTTATAAGTATATCGCCATCAGCGAATGAAGCAGCTACTTTCTCCTCAATAAGTTGCGAATAACTTTTCGTTCCTGTCATGTCACAGTATTCCATCCAGTCAGATAGCACTTTGTTAGCTTGTTTCTCCTGAATGGAACTACCAGATTCGACATAAATCGTAGGCCCTACACCAGAAATCAGATTTATGTAAGCCTGTTGAAAACCTGCCACGATCGGATTGTCACGTACAAGTTGTTGACTCTTACGTCTAAGAGTAATAAGCGAATCGCCAACGTCTAAGGCGTGGTCAGCCGATGTCTCGTTAAAAATATCCCAGCCCGAGTTATAGGCCGTTGTATTAGCTTCGCGATAAGCATTGCCCATAAATTAGCCGCCTCCTACAATAAATTGCATCCCGCCAGCAGTGCCGGATATGCCTGAATCGGTTTGTGCGGCTTCATTATCAGCCATCATGCGTAGCCATTCAATATAAGAAGTAATGTTTCCAAGTAATGTGTATGTTGTTCTCATCTCTTGACGGTTTTCAACAGATGACAAAAAATATGACTCCCATGCTCGATTTGCTAATGCGTCCTTAGCTCGTTGGTATTCGACTGCCCAAGATACAAAATTTGCCATTTGTTTACTCCCAATTAATGTCTGGAATATTATATTCGGTATCTTCGATCTGTGGGTTAGCTGCAATATTGCTAATTCGAGCTATGCCTTTTTCTTCTGCATAAGGATTATACATAAATGTATCTTTCTCGATTTCAGATCGAAACGTACCTCTGTCAGTTGGAATATCTATACAGATAAACGAATGAATATCAGCCATTCGGTAATCGTTTTGACCTATCTTTTTCCAGACTGTTGTCTGTTCGCCAGTAATTTTATTCTGTTTAATTGTCCTGCGAATGTTACAGAATTGAGTGATATAATCTTTACTTATATTACTTGGCAGTATAAAATCTGGCGAGCAACTTCGAGTATCTGTTTCATCAAGATACTCCATCGTGCGCACCATATAAAGATTGTAATCTTTACTGTATTGAATTGTTACATTCTGTGTCGCATGGGCGCCCTTAACTAACATAAGTCTGCGGAAGCCGCTTGCCGCGGAATAGATTTCTTTCGTTCGATGCCCGCCAGTGTCAATTGCAGCTACTGCGACTTTCCAATGTCCAATATTGTGATCGCGATACATTCTTGAAAATATGTCACGCTCAAAAATGATCTTTATGTCGGCGGCTACAGATGTCTCTATGTTGCATGGACAAAAGAATGCGTCAATCACACATGTCTTTTTATTTTGGCCCCAACCTCTGACTACGACATAGAATCCGTTATCCTGAGTGTCGATGCCGGCGGTAATTAGCTTAACCCACTGAGGAACGTCACCGCAGACAAGAGATTCATCTTTACGTTCACCAAGAGCCAGCGTGTTGATCTTCGATTTGTCGTCTATCCAGAACTTAGCGAGCCAGCACTGCACAAAGTTTTTATAGTCGTGAAGCCGATCTTTAGTCTCCAGAAACTCACGTGCAATTCTCTTAAACGACCTGAACGGGCTGACCATTGAGTCCCAATGGAAAAATACACGTGAATAAGCTTCGTAGTCTATATCAGCGCGCAAGTCAAAGGTCCATTTATTGTCGAGAATATCGACTTTAACATACTTTCCATTTTTGTTCCAAGATTTTTTCTTGTCAGTATCGGAGAATATTCCGTCGCAATAAGTGCACCGACAGACTGGGTTAGTTTTAATATCTACGAGATTAGTGAAAAAATCAAGTACTTGCAATTCATTGCAGTGAGGACAGTAAACCGCCCAGGTCACAAATAACGTGCCTGGGACGGTTATTTGCTGGTGTAGTAAGTCACCCTCTATTGAAGGTGAACTTACCATGCAAGCTTGACCTATACCATACTCATAGTATGTGGTCAAACGGTCACCAGTTAACTTAATAGCATTAGATTCATTGCCTTGTGTGAGTGGCATGAGGCGAACCTCGTCAAGTGCCGCTCGCTTATACGGAATAGAGTTCATTGTAGGAACGCTACCAGCCCAAGCCGCTGCAATAGTCATGTGGTCGAGCTTGACCTGACTGTATGATATGTCATTACAACGACCAGTTTTATGAGCTGCAAGTGACTCCGATGTGTTTATCATTGATATAATTTTTTCATCAAATGATTTTCTAACCGCTTTTTCATCTGGCAAAACGTATAGCATAGGGCCAGGGTCTTGGTCAATAGCATCAGCTACAAAGACCTGAAGAAATACTGTTTTACCAGATTGAGTAGGAGCAATACAGCCAAGCCATTGAATCTTATAGTTGCCAATCAGAGAGATAGGGTCGCAGAGATAAGGCGTCAGGTCAAGATCGAGGAACTCATGGACGTTACCCCGCGTTGACAGTTTTATCTTCTTGACCACTTCCAATGCTGACATCCGTATCGGAATCTTCAGCCATGAAATCTCTTCCTGCTTCGATAAGATCAGTGCCATATTGCTCCCAAGTTTTTAAAGCGTCTGCTTCAGCAAGTAATGAATCTATTGCTGCGTTGTATCCGTCTGTCATGATCGATTCTGCGTCTCTGGCTGATAGGATGCCTATCATCCTCGGTGCAGTTATTTTAATAGAGTATCTGATTTTATTAGCTGTAGCTAATAAAATAGATTTCATTCGGTTTCTGGCAGATACGGTTGGAATAAATTCTTTTGCTTTAATGGACGTAGCAAGTTCCACACTCTTTATTCGTGCTCTTTTTAGAGCTGTATCCGCATCTCCAGTACCCCACCGTCCTTTTTTACGACTGCTATTTAATGCCGTTATGATTGCAAACGTAGGATAGTACCCTTTAGCATTTGCTTTAATGCTAAGGGTCTGTGTAAAGATGCGGAAATCATCCTCCGAAAAGTCGCCCATTTGAATGAAGTATTGTCGAGGCATGTATATTTCCGCTAATTGTTCCATACTATTCCTTTATACCAAAGACTGATAACTTCATGTTATGCTGGGCATTTGTGTCAGTGCCAGTCGAATAAATCTTAAGTATGTCGAGTCTTAGAATATCGTTCGCTGCGCAACGAACAGTCATGCTATCCCGAGAACGCAATTGAAGCCTGACAAGGCACGAGTCGAGAGAACGAAGCTCGCATATTATGTATCCGGCAGGCACAGAATAATTTGAACTCACGCATTGAACAGTGTCCATCCATGTATACGGACCTTGTACTGCTGTAACTGTTCCCGGCGCTCTATGGCGCGAAGTATACCTGTCACTTGGCTGAGCGCAAACGCTATTTGATAGGCCCATTATGAGAATGAATGCAAGCGCACTCAACAAGACAAATTTTTGCAATATTGTAGATGACCCACTCATAAATTAGTCTCCTATAATTGTTAGAGTTCGCGATTTTCTAAACAAATTACCCGACCTACGCGGAGTATCCAGCAAATCCAGTGTATCTCCGGTATTGTAACCGTATAAACCCATATCATTGCCGAGCGCATGGTTTGTAGTGCACGTCGCATCAGATAAAAATTTATTATAAACAGCTAACCAGTATATATTTGAATTTGAGTATCCGACATACCCGGCAGTAATTTTTACAGCGCCGATTGAATGTTGAGTTGTGAGGGCAAAGTCGGCCTGCGTGTAATTTTCTTTCGTATCGTAGGCAACGATTTTTGTGCCGTCTATGACCATGTCCATTGTGCCATCAGATTTTTTTCGGAATTGCATTGTGTGCAAGCCATCCGCCAAAGCAGCAGTTCCGCGAACATATTTAACTACACCACCAACAGAGAAGAGAAGTTGCGGTTTTCTCGTAGAAGCATTTATCGATGCTTGCCAATAATTGGAATTGTCTATCCCTGCTCCAAATAATGTCTGCGCCGACGCACTCGCAACAAAATTGAATTTTATCTCGAACGTTTCGTTGCTCGTGGTCGTATAGGTATGCGGAAGATTAATTGGCAAATAGTTTAAATCAGCCGCTCTACACCGCAAATATCCAGTGTCAGCATTGTAAACATATCCGTACCCAGCAGCAAAATTTGTGAGCACTACATTTTTGCCAGCAGCCAGCGGATAGGACGGTAGATTACCCGTTTGTTTATTTGTCTTGCCGTTTCCTTTCGCCCATGCCGCTGGAGCGATAACAAAAGCGCAACTGTCATTATCCCAGCCGGTTCTATTTACAGTGTCCCGGAAGGCGTCAAGCGGCAAACTATCGCTGTCATAAATAGCGTCAGTTCCTACCATCGCATTCGCATACAGGTAATCGACAATCACCTGACCAGCCAACGCAGTATCAACCGAGAGCGTTATGGCGGTATCATTAATGGTATGGCTTGTTACCGTTTTTTCCGCGCCCGAAGCGTAAACGCGGAAACCAGTAGTACCGCCAACCAATGGCCCCCGGCCAGCGGTAGCGCATCGAATGGTAATCGTTTTCCGGTCAAGGCTCAGACTCGATGCCGCCAGTTTTGGAGACCTGTTTCCACCCATGCCACGTAGCCTGTTTACCACGTCGCCAGCCCACCCGCCGATTGTCTTGAGCGAATTTATACTCAAATGTAGATTGCTATCAAGCAAGGCAGCAGCCGGAGGTGTGCAAAAGTTTTTAACACCGTCGTCAAAATTAGATATCGCAGATCGTATCGCGCCGCAGGTGTTACCTTCACTATACCAGCCTATTGGAATAGCGATAAACGGCAGATTTGCATTCGATAACGCCGTTCTGTATCTTCCTGCGAGAGTATTCAACGCAGTAAGGTATTGCGCTTCCGTTACCGAATTATAAGCGTCAGATTCTCCCTGATACCATACAACATAATCACACCCGTGAGCCGCAAGAGCGCGATCAACCGATAGTTGAAACAATGACCCCGGCCCGGTTGCAGACCACTCTGCCGCACCACCATAAAGATTAGTTGCACCCTTCGGTGACGTGATTATTGTCACAGAAGTATCAGGCGTTGCACCCTGTATTGTGTTTGCCAGACTTACTAAGATTGACCCACCAACCGTTTGATCTCCCGGCCACGGGTTGCCATAGTTGGCCGGTTCAACGATTGGGGCAACGATAGAATCCTGCCAGCCCCACAGTTTGCAGTTAGCATTGTTCGCCGTTGCGTAAGTTCCCGGCGCGACACCCTTGCCGATCGCGTTTGACTGACCGATTACAAGCACTCTGATTGATCGCGGGTAGA